GAAGTGTTATCAGTATTAGAACGTGTTACAGCAACATTTACAGTAGCTTGAGCAGCAACAGCAGAACGAGGTGTGTAACCCAATGCCTTAGCATGAGATACGACTGTAGAACGAAGCACAGCGGTATCCAAGAACATTTCATTAGCAACCAAGTTAAGATAAATCGCGTTGTAGTGAGTGTTGTACGCCAAAATATCTAGAAGTACGTTGAACGCACTTCCAGTGAAATCGTAATCTTGAAACTCACTTTGACTTTGCAAGTAAGTAATAAGATTTTGTTTGATAGAATCAAAATCAAGACTGGTAAGCTGAAGCTTACTGGTATTTGCTGTGACGCCCATGGTTTAACGGAGCCTCTGAAGAAAAGTGTTAATAGTAATAGGTGTAGAAATACCACCAGCTACCTGGAAAACAATCGTGACGCTATAGCCGTCTTGTGTGTTATTGGTTTGAACGATGACATCCAAAACTTGTGCTCTCGGTTCGAAGTTAGCCAATACGTCTTTAATTTCTGAAGACAATAAATTGGCTGTAACACCGTCAACCAATTCGAACAACAACTTACGAACGTTGCCACCAATTTCTGGATGAAATGGGCGTTCATAGTGGTTAGTAGAAACTAGATTGACGATTGATTGGACAACGCTATTGATACCAGTCACTTTTGTCAGGTCTCCTGTCATCGGATTCGGTATGAAATCGATGTTGAAGTCAGAATATTGACGAGTTTGAAGCGGTGTACTGAGTGTAGGTGCTGTTGCCATTGATACTTCTCTTAAGGATCAACTATTTAGGTCAATTTCTTTGGCCGACCAGATGACCAATTGAGAAATAGTCTATTACGATAAGAAAAGTGATTTTTCTTTCATACGTCTTGTCGTCAATCCCGGAAGAACTTTACCAGCCGCCTTATTCCACAATAGGAATGCTGCACCGGCAGCACACCATTGCTGAGCGTTAATGTTCTTAAGCACAGAACTCTTAAGCCAGTTGTTTGGACCAATGTTGTAGATAAGACTCAAACAAGCATCCAACATGTTTTGAGTAATAGGAACGGTAATAGACTTTTGAAGCACTGGAAGGAACGCATTTTCAACACATGTTCCAAGATAATCCAATGCGGTAGCGCGACTAATAGTGTCACCCAAACTGATTGGTTTACCCAATGCAGCTTGAGTTGTGCCATAACCGATTGTGATAGGTTGTGCGCCGGTCGCTGGATCGGGGTATGCAGTGACTGTGTCTGGACTGATGACCTTTGCAAAACCTTCTGCTGACTGAATAAGGTTCAAACCGTTCTGACTGATAGACCACTGAGATGAATCCGTAAGGAATGTTTTTGTGGTTGCATCAAACATGCAACCAGCAGTATTAATATTTGCCGTATTAGCATCTGGGGCAACCAAATTGTTGTTCGCGACCGTATTGTTAGGACCAGAATCCAAGAACAAACGCTGGACGTAAGCAGAGCCAGTAATAGGATCAAGCTGAACACTATTAATGTTAAATGGAACTGGAACTTCTTCTGGTGGAGCAACGCCCGTATTCTTCGTAAGAGCGGACATACCACCTGGGATGCCAGAAGAGGTACCTGCCGTTGCTGTCCCGGCTCCTGAGGCTGCTGGTGCGCCCTGGTTAACACTGGTAAGAGTGGCTATTTGCACTTCACCTGAAATACCAACCGTAACACCGGTCAAAGCAGCCTGACCTGACGCTAATATGTTAACATCTGAACCTTCTGCATTGAAATCACCACTGGCATTAAAATTAAGATCGCCACCAGAACTAATCGTCGTAACTCCAGCTGTGATATCTACACTGGATTCACCTGTTATGAATGTCTGTTTTCCTATTACCGTGGCAGTTTCTGAACCGGATAAATTGATGTTTTCTGCTTGAACGTTAAAGTTACCACCAACAGAAAAATCCATATCACCGGCAACATTAGCGGTTAACTTACCTCCAGATTCTAAGATCGTGTCACCTTTGACTCGAACAAGGCAGTCACCGTCTACGCTAATAGCAACCGTACCCATGACATGAATATGATCATCTGCCATGACAATTGAGTAACGGCTTCTTGTTACTTTTTCAACAACAGAACCGGATGGATAAAATTCAACAAATGACCCAGTACGATGTGCAATATGAATACGTTCTGATCCTGGTGTATCATCATATTCGATTACATGACCAGATTCCGTGACTGTGGCGATATCATATGGATATTCAGGGTTATAAGCCGGATATGGTTCTGACCATCTATAGTTGTTAGCTGATACGACATTCAAATCTAAGTTATTCTTACGAGCGTTGATAACGGTGTTCGCAAGATTTTGGTAACGACTGACACCAGAGATAGAAATTTGATTCAGTTCATCTGCATTTGGGTGACGTAAAGATTCAAGAACAGCAGCATTAGCTGTATTGGCTTCTGTGATAGTAATACCTGAACCGTCAGTATTATAAGTTCGGCTTACAGGTACTTTAGGTGCCAAAGCAATGGTTGCTTCACTTCTCAAATCATGAAATCCAGATCCAACGTTAGGTGGATTGGTTTCAAATCCAGGAATAATACCCAACATCAAAGGAAGCTGTTTAGATCCATCAAGCCAAACACCAAAAGCTACCTCAGATTCTTTTGGTGTAGAGAATGTCTTACCATTAGTGTCTTGTAATATTTGTGCCCAAGGAAGATTTTGAGAAGGTAATTCAGTTAAAGAAGGATTATGAACACCGTATATACGAACCTGCACGCGACCCAATTCAAGTGGGTCTTGACGATTTTCAACAACGCCAACCCAGAATCCCTGGAAATCTTCACCGGCAAAATATTTTGCAATTTGCATTAGCTTGATATTACTTGTTTAATAGTTTGAGAGCCGTTTGTAGGTGCTGCTAACTGCGCAGAAACCGTGTCTGATAGAAGTTCTACGATTGTCGCCGCTGTGTCCAAAATAAATTTATGATGAACACTAGAAACAAGATAACGACCTGTTCTCATAGGATCATTAGCCGTAGTTGCGTCCTGAATTTCCATCTTTGGGACTACTACTCCGATTACGGAACCAGTCTTAAGAAGAATGTCACCAGGAACAACACCCACAATCTTGAATGTATTTAACATGCCCAATCTTGATGTGGTTTGCGGTAACCATTTCTTAAGGTTTGCCGGATTACTGGTTGTATCGGAATCCGTTGAAATGACAAACTTCAACATGTTTCCATCTGTTTGAAACACTGAATAACCAAACCTATTTGTAAAATCGTTGCACGGTAGAAAATTATTGAGAATAGCGTTGTTAGAAAGTTGCTTAGCATTAAAATTAACCGCAGTAAATTGTCTATTGACGATATCAAACGTGGCTAAAGTAGAAGAGAATGCTCCAGACTTCATAGTCTTTAGCATGTCAAAATCTTGCGTGACTTGAATTAAATTGAAAGTGTTACTGTTATAAACAGGATTTTGTCCTAATTTAATATTGAAACCATAAATCTGATAGGTCGGCTGCTGTAGTAACGTTTCATAAGAAACAAAGTTGAAACCGTCTCTATTTTCAAAAAAGAAATAAAGATTTTTGGCTGGACCATATGATCTAGGTGTAAGCCAAGATATTGCTTCAAGTGCGGACATGCGCGGAATTATGATGTCGAATACACCAGAAGTTTGTTCGATAATGTTTATCTTAGAAGGAGATACTCTAAGTTTGTTAAGCAATAGATCGCTGATCATTTGGTCTATTCTTAGACCTTTGTATGACTTACTGATCATGCTTTGTGTTGAAAGAAATAATTCTTCAGAGCAAAAGTGTATGGTGTAATTTTGCAAACCATTAGAACCAAGAGATCTGTCGCTAATTTTGTATATGCGAAAAGTTTTGTTGATTGGTTTGTTTAAGCTAGGTTTATCTACATTTACTTGAATAAATTCATTGCCGTGCATTTTGAAAGAAGATATCAAATCGAGAGCATCACCCATGACGACACTTCCAGTCATGACAGGACTCCAAATATCTTCATACAAATTTAGCTCAACTATCAATCCTCTAATATCAACAATTTTACCGTCACTAGTAACGATGTTTAACGTGTTGAGTTTGTAATCAGATGAAGCAATTAAACCAATTGTATCTGATGAAGTATTTGATGACATTATCTAAATCTCGTTTATGTTCCAAGAAGGCTTTGGAACTGTGCTTCAATTTGTGGAGCGTAAGAAGCATCAATTAAAGTTATTTCTCTTTTAGCTTCATTGATAGCTACTTCATTATCGTAAGCAGTCACAGCATTCAACGTTGTAACCGTGTTGACAATAGAACCATCAGATGTAACAACAGTGACATCAGATACAGTAACTATTGGATTATCGATAGTCGGAAGAGTGCGTGAAATAACTTGATTTGTAGCAAAATTGTAGCTGTATGGTTCATCGGTGACTGTTGTCATATATGTAACCGTATTTGATGAACCATTGATTGTGGTCGTAACCGTTTCTACTTGTTGTATTACAGCTAATTCACTTTGTGCCGCTTCTATGGAACCGTATGACGCAATAATGTTGTTGGCAAAGTCGTTTGAATTCAAAGGCAGATCAAAATAAGGATCTATAATAGTGTTTGCAAATATGATGATCCAATGGCGCAAAGGATCACCATAAAATTTGAAAGCAACACTTTCTAATGTATCACCGTCTTTCCATGGGTATTTGTAGTAAACAAGAGAATTGTTTAATACAGCTGAAATTGTATCGACACGAGTAAAGATATTCTTCAGCACATAAAATTGCTGAAGGTCTTTATCAAATGTATAGTAAATGTTTGGAAATTGTTCGAAATAATTCATTAGTAGCCGTACTTAGCGATCAACTCGCGTGTGATGATATCCATTTCTGTAAATTGCAAATCCAAATCGATCTTCAAAGGAGAACCATCATTAAATGTTGTCCAAGTACCAGCACCTGAGTAATTGACTGTAATTTGAGTCAACGCACAGGTAGAAATTTTTGCGATAGATGGATTTTCTTGCTGCATAAAATAAAAAGAAATGTCGAACTGTGCTGGTGGGATAAAATAACGACCACCGGCTTCATTGCTTACTTCAGGAGCAGCAAATGCTTTGAATGTTTTTATGATGTTGTAGATCGCCACAGACTCTTGTTGAGAACGTGGAATGAAATGAAATATAAAAGAATATTGTCTGTTCTGTGTTTTCTTAAACAACATTTCAATGTGTGGGTTAACAGCTTTACCCTGAGACTTGACGTAAAGATCGGTAAATCCTTGGCCTACAGCGCCAGTGCTTTGAACAAGATCAGCACCCAATTCACCTTCTTGAGCATAATTGAATGATTTATTTGGTTCATCGGAAAACAAATTTTTAGCTGCTGTTTCTGCAATATCTTTCAGAGAACTAATAGCACCTTTGAAAGAACCACCCAACTGAGAATACTTACCTATATTACCACCGGCTTCTGTTGCGCTAGCACCTTCCCATTCATGGGCATAAGTGGTAGACACAGTTTCGGGCATGTAAATAGAAATTGATTGAGAGATTCTTTGTAACTTAGGTTGAAGACTCAAAGTTGTTAATAGTCCTGCTCCAGCAACGGCACCGACACTGGCTTTAATGGCCGGATCGACACCAGAATTCACCAATGTGGTTACACCGGTTAAGAATGTACCGGCAGCAACATTTGAACCACTACCAACAGGTGCGTAAGTACCACCTTGAGAATTAAGCGTGTCATAGTTTTGTGATGATGCGCTTTGACCGTTACCATTTGAACTTGTCGTAGAATTTTGGAAGTACTTAGAAGTGGTTGGAAGATTAATATTAAAAACCACATAGTGCGGGCAATCTGCACCACCAATACCTTCTAATGGGAACCTTGCTTGACTAATAGCATATGGGTCTTTGTCTAGAACGGCAGTAGGTCCAACTCCAGAGCTTTGAGCACCCTGAGTAGGAGTACTTGCTAATGTTGAAGTTGTAAAAGGAATTGCGGGCATTTGGGATATATACCAGTTGAAGAATCAATTATTTAGTGTGTTTTATGGGCAGACCGTTGGGATCGAAGAACAAGCAACCTTACCCTCGATCTGAAGCTGTTTTGAAGAGATTAGAGAATTCCAAACATTTCTTAAATATAAGAAGACATACAAAGGGTTGGAAGCACACCGAAGAAACCAAACAACACATGTCAGATTTGAAAAATGTGTTAGTTGGTAATGGTTGGAAGCCTCATACCCGTAGGACTGGAAGAGTGGCATATCAAGGCAAATTTTCATTAACTAATCCGAAAAAATATCTAGGAAATCCGGATCAAGTTTTCTATAGATCTTTATGGGAAAGAACCATGATGGTTCGCATGGATGAAAGGAGTGATGTTATTGAGTGGTCAAGTGAAGAATTAAGAATTCCATATAGAAGTCCTATAGACGGCAAAATTCACATGTACTTTCCTGACTTTTATTGCAAATACGATACCGGCAGAGTGGAAATAATAGAAGTCAAACCCGCCAAACAAGTCGTAGAACCGATAAAACCTAAACGTACTACCAAGAGATACATCAACGAGTTGACTGAGTACGGCAGGAACCTGGCCAAGTGGGAAGCTGCTCGCGCTCTATGTACTGATAAAGGTTGGCATTTTGTTATTCTCACCGAGAAGGAAATCTACGGGAAGAAGCCCTAAATAGTTTCATGGCATCATCAAGAAAACCTAATGTAAACGACTCTCGCGAATCCATTCGTTGGTTTGTTCGTATCCTTAAGAATTTGGATACAAAACAAATCAAACGTGAACAGCTGGGTGAATACGTTAATAGGCCACAACTTGGTAAACTATGTTGTTATTACTACGATCCAAAAACTAAGGAAACACTTCCTTATTGGGATAGGTTTCCGTTGGTAATGCCTTTAGATTATCAAGATAACGGTTACATTCTTGGTTTGAACCTACATTATCTTCCACCAGAAGCCAGAATGGTTTTGTTCGATCAATTGTTTGCTGTTCGTGCTAGAAAAGATCTAACAGTAGAAAATCAAATCCTAATGTCTTATATGGTTTTAAAAAGAACATCACAATTTCCAGGTTGGAGAGATTGTATCAAGCGTTATATTCCATCTCATATTCAATCTCGTGTTTTAGAAATTGATCCATTGAGTTGGAAGCTTGCTGTCGCTTTACCTACTCAAATGTTTGTCAAAAAGCGTCCTTGGTAAATTAAATGTCATCAAAAAATTTATTCGGTCTTAATGTTAATTTAACCAACCAAGGTTTGACTGGATCAGCTAGTCTTAAAATACCTGGCTTGCCTGGTATATCTTTGACTTATCCATTTTTAAGCGGTGTGACTAATCCACCGACAAATCCTAATTTTAGCATCAATAATTTCATTCAAAATCTAAACCAGCACAATGAAACTGCTAGAACCGACAAGTTTGATGTTTTGATTATACCACCAGCAAGTGTAGCCAATTACGCCGGTCTGTCTCCAGCTGCCATTGGTAGAGGATTAAATCTTCAATGTGAAATATCAGAACTTCCTGGTCGTGATATTCAAATGCAAGAATATACGATTCACGCATTTGTAAGAAGGGTTCCTCACCAAAATCAATACGGTTCAGCCAATTTCACATTTATTTGTACTGGTGATTTCTGGGAAAAAAGTATGTTTGATGCTTGGTTAGATTTGATGGTTCCTGCACAAACAGGTTTAGTAAATTACCCATTAGATGCTAATAACAACCGTAATTACGAATGTGATATCTATTGTAACCAATATGACATGACTGGAACTCAAATTTATCAAGCACAGCTTGTTGATGCTGTGCCGACTTCCGTGTCTGTTTTGAACCAATCATGGGATAACGATGCTATTCATCGTTTAAACGTGACGTTTGCTTTCCGTAAGTGGGTTACTGTTGATACTGACTATCAAACAGTTACGACATTTGCTGGATCTAATCCACAAGTCCTACCTTCATTGACTAGCGGAATTATCAATACGATTGCTAATTCTCCTATCGTTTCTCAAGATCTTAGAAAAGGAAATGCCGCTCTAAATAGCGCAATCAAAAAATTAATTTAATAGGTGATAATTATGAAACTACCGGAAATGAAGCACCCACAATATGAGGTGCAACTTCTCTCTTATCCTAATCCAATCAAGTATAGACCATTTACAGTTCGTGAAGAAATGATTCTACGAATGGCTGTTGAAGCTAAAGATTTGGATTCTACTGTCAACGCTTTAAAACAAGTTGTTGAAAATTGTCTTGTCTCTGAAATCGATGTTGATAACATGGCCATTGTGGATATGGAAACTTTGTTTCTTCATTTACGTGCTAGATCTATCGGTGAAACAGGTAGTCAGTTTTTCAAATGTAAAAATGAAGTGACTACTACTGAAGGACAAAAGAAAGAATGTGGAATGTTACTTGAAGTCCCAATCAAATACTTAGAGGTTCCTGTTATTAATAACAATGCAGAAAGAAACATCAAGTTTAGTGACGATATGGGAGTCACAATGAAGTTTCCTTCTTATAAGGTTGCAAAAGAATTAATAAACCTAGAACAAGAAGAAGCTGAAGTTACTTTAGTCGCGTTGTGTATTGATAAAATCTTTAGCAGTGAAGAAGTTTTTAATGCTGATGACTGCACCCTAGAAGAATTAGTAGAATTCGTATTGAAGCTTCATACCGATAAATATGAAAAAATGAAAGAGTTTTGTTTTAACGCCCCAAAGAATCAGTTAACCGTACAGAAAAAGTGCGCTAGGTGTGAATATGAGCATTCATTCACCCTGGAGGGTATCCAAGATTTTTTCGGGTAGGCTTTGGTAATGATTCGTTAGAGGCTCAGTTTAAACTGAACTTTAACATGCTGTATCATCAAAAAATTGATTTCACTATGTTTGATGATCGAATGCCTTGGGAAAGGGATGTATACGTTGGTATGCTAATCCGTCAAGTTGAAGAAGATAATGAGAAAGAAAAGTTGAGGCAACAAGAGAAAAGAGCTAGGGCTAGAACTAGACGTTAAAAATGGCAGATAAAAAGAAAAATAATTCAGACTCACCTGGCCAAACAACGTCAGAAACGACCGCTGCTGCTCATGTGATTTTCAATGATCCAGAACAACCTCAGCGTCCGGTTACAGTAGAAAATATCAACAAAACAGTTAGCCAAGCTGTTGGTAAAGCTTTTGCTGAAAAAGAAAAAGAGGACATGAAAAAGCTGAAGGTTCGTATTAAAAACCCTCCTGCACCTCCAACAACACAAAATAAACCAAAACCTAAAATAAAGATTAAACCAGATCAGGTTCCTGTGACTCCCGTTGAGGAAGAAACACAGAAACCTAAGATGAAAATTAAGCTAAAGCAGAATAAGCCTGAATCATCTAAAAAGATGAAGATCAGGATGAAGCCTAACGCTCCTGGTGAAACAGAAGAAAAAGTTAACACTCCGACTGGAATTTCAATAAATCAGTTGGCAGAAAAATTAGCTGATAATATTTCTGATAAAGAAAAACCTAGCAAGCCACGTATCAGGATTAAGCCTGATGCACCCTATTGGACAGATACAGAAAAAACTGATCAGAACAAATCTCTTGCTGCTGTAGTTAGTAAAACTGTAGCTAGTAAAGCCGCTGCTCTTGAAAAGAAACCAGAAACGGTAGAGCCTGTAGCCAATCCACATCGAGAAGACATCCAAGCTTTACAGACGAAGGTTGAAAAATTAGAAGAATCAGCGAAAGTTGAAAAGACTTCAAAACCAATGACAGAAGAAGAGAAAAAACAATCAAGGTCTGATGCGGCTGATGCTTTGAAAGCTTTAGGTTTTAAGAAATCTGAATTCCAAGAATTGTTGGATAAAGTCGATCATATTGAAGGTACGACTGAAAAGATTCGCATGGTTCTTAAACTTAAGGACAATCCTGCTGCTAAAATTCCTCAAGCAGAGGTTCCGGCTGCATTAGAAGTTGCCAAAAAAGAAACAAAAGAACCTATTGTAGCTCCTGTAAAAACGGAAACTAAAGAACCAGAAGCACCAAAAGCAACTGAGGTGCCTAAAGATCCTAACGCTCCTGAACAACTATCATTATTCAAAACTCCTGAAGTGCAAGCTACCAGTCCGTCTGCCGCTGTCACAGTGACACCTAAACCACCAACTGTACCTGCACCTAAAAATGTTCAAAACAGTCAATCAGATCAAGATAAAGCAGAAGAAGATAAGAAAAACGCCCAAGAGTTGAAAGACAAGTTGGCTCAAGCTGAGCGCGACAAACAAATACAGAAGAAGTTGGATGAAATTGAGAAAGCAATTTTTAGCAAAGGTCTTCTTGATAATATTTCTTCTTTGATATCCGGAACACTTAAGAGTCTTTTTGGTACTTTACTTGGACCATTACTCAAGCCTTTGATTTCTGCTTTACCTAGCTTAGCAGGTGCTTTGGCTAAATCTGCTCTAGTAATAGGAGTGGGTGTTGCTGCTTATGAAGGTGCTTCTTACCTATTAAAGAAAGCCGGATATACCGGTGAAACATTAGGTAGTCTTTTTTCTAATCAAGATGCTGAAGAACAGAAAAGAGAAAATGCTTGGAACAAATATGGTAACAGGAATGCCATCAATTCTTTGAACACCAAACTTCAAGGTACAGGCTACACTGCTATTGGTGCCGGTCAATACAAAGATTCAAAAGGTAATACGGTCAAAAAAGCCGATCTACCACCTGAAGTTCAGCGTAAATTAGACGCCAATGTCGCTAAGGTCACAAATCCTGCTGAAAGCGTTCCGGTCAAACTTGAAGCACAGGCACCAAAAGCAGCCTCTGACACTGCTTCTCAGAAGCTTACAGACACCCCTACAGCGGCTCCAGCACAAGACGCCCCTGTAGTGCATGTTCACCAAGATAACCGTCAGATAACGGCTCCTGCGCCTCAATCGGTCAATGATGGGGGTGCTTTGATTCAGGTAAGAAATACTGAGCCATCTGCGTCAGGTATAATAGCAAACCTATTTGACCATCCAGTCACTTATGGTGCTGTTTACCGCATGTAAAAAGAAGCCACCTTTCGGTGGCTTCATAACTCCAGATTGTTGGCGCAAGGAGAAGGAGTTTAAGGAGATTTACTCGTCATCTGCAAGATCATTAAACATGTTCAACATCTTGTCATCATCTGAAGATGTTTTTGTTGCAGTTGAAGCTAGTTCCTGCCATGGTGGAGTAGAATCAACAGTTTCTTCGACTGGCTTACTTTTGACGGTCTCTTTAGAGACAGGCTTGCCACCATCCAATCCAAGAACCTTGTTCAACTTGGCTTCTAGTTCAGCGTAGGTCTTGAACTTATCTGGTGTGACCAATTCCTTTAGAGAATATTCAGACTTCCAGATTTTTTCAATTTCCTCATCGGTTGATGCAATAGGAGTTCCCTTTGCTGGACTTTCAGAAGTTGCCATACCAACAAATTCGCTGGTGTCGTAATTACGGTAACCATCTACCTTACGAACCTTCAATTTGAAGTCGTGACCATTATCAAAGCTGAACACAGGAACACCGACAAGCTTGATGCCTTCGAGTGCTGCTGCTTCAATTTCTTCTGCTGTTGGCTTACCTGCACGACGAATCTTTTCATAAATTTTCTTGCCGTATGAGAACAAGAATACCTTACCTTCGTTTGCTGGGTTAGCTGGGTCCTTAACTACAAGGATGTTTGAAATGTAAGACAAACGGCGCTTTTGAGCCTGAGCAATTTTTTTGTTTGCTTCGTTACCTGTCTTCCACAACTTACTGTTGTATTCGCTGACAGGGTCAGCCAATCCAAGAGTAGTCAAACTATTTTCGATGTACCATCCACCAGGGCCTTCAAAACCATGAGTAAACAATTGGACGAATGGAGTACCGTCTTCACCGTCTACGAATGGTGCTTCAAGGAAGCGAATGATTGCAAAACCATTACCGGCCTTATCGACCTGTGGTTGCCAGAATCGTTCATCGTTCTTTTGCTTGTTGGTTTGCTGAAGTGCTTTTGTAAGCTTATCAAGAGATGATGTCTTACGGAGTTGTGCTAATGAGTTCATGTGATATTTCCTTTGTTGTACCTGTTTTATATGCGTGTATTGTTTTGTTTCACTTTACTCATAATATAAATCTATTTATACACTAAATTAGCCGTCTCTCCGACTTGTCAAGCCTGCCTCGGCTTTCGGGTGGCGTTTATACGGTCCACTTCCGTCCAGACTTTAGGTGGGTTTTACTTTCCGCGCAGTTCGCAACCACCGTGACGCATCCAATGCAAGGCCAGTCTGGTCTCCCGGATTCTATTCGTCGTCTCCAAAGTTGCTAGTGAAACCTGGTCCACCAGCTTTCTTATCGTTTTCAGATGTTACTTTGATGCTATTCATCTTAATGATGCGAGTAATTGTATCATCAAGATCATTACCCAAACATTCTACAGCAATAATTACTTCTCGAATGTGAGCGATAGACAAACCTTTTGTTTCCAATGCCCACTTATTCAATTCTTTCTCTGCATTAGGTTCAGCCAAACGAGGAACCTTAGCTGAGATGTACTGCTTACGTGCAGCTTCACTTGGCATACCAATCTTAATAATTTCATCAAATCGGCTTGGGCGATTAACCAAACGCTTATCCATCTTTTCAGGATAATTAGTGGTAGCTACAAAGACTACATTATCAATTTGAAGTTCACCGTCCAACAAATGAAGCAAATGCTGTTCGCCACCTTTATCAACGATTGAATCAATATCTTCAATCATGACCACAATTGGTCTGACTGGTTCAATAAGACGGAGCACTCGCAAACCCTCTGCGGTTATTCTTGGGTCGGACAAATAGACTGAGATGCCGCCACTATCAACAATCTGCTTGCTGAGTTGCTGACATAGAACCGTCTTTCCAGAACCCGGAGGACCATAAAGCATGATTCCTCTTTTCCACAGGAAGCCGTGCTCCCTAAACTTTGGCTCACAAGACCAAAAATGTGCAATTGATGCCAACACTTTTTCTGCCTTGGAATCCGGAAGGACCAACAACTTATCTAAGTTGATTTCCTTACGGATAAAAAATATTCCTTTGTTATCGCTGTATCCAACAATGTATTGCCCAGGAGGAAGACTCTTTTCAGTAGTGGCACATGGAATGTAAGAATCTCCACCACTAACTGCCCACATCTGACTACCACTATAGAATTCACTGAATTTACGATCAGCTTTAGATTGTGGTGTATCTTCATCAGCCCTAGGAATACCGGCATTGTTTAATAAGCTGGACATTGTTTCTCCGTGATAAGTTTACGATACATCATTTCATTCATTGGTTGTTGAGCTTCATAGAACGGTTGAAACTTTTTCAGTTTCTTATATTTTAGATCCCACACAGGCATCCCAGCTAATTCTTTATTCATGTGATCAATTATATTGGTAAATTTGTTTAATATCAATATTGTTTGATAGTGAATATCACCATATTGAAGTTTTTGAAAAATAACTTTGGCGTCGTAGCCGGTAATTTTAATCATATCCATGCCAAAATTATCTAAATGCTTTTTACTATAGTTCAACCATTCCAATTGAAATCTAGCCTGATCTTCAAAAATGCTCTTAGTGGTTACCCATTTATCTTTGGTATAAAACAACCAAGAAAAATAATACTCAAAAAAGTCGGCGTCTTTAGTGGCAAATTCTCGACTCAACTTTACCCAAGAGTATTTGTCTTGACGACTGTTGAAAGCTTCTTCCGTATAAGCAGTTTTCCCCATGTACTTTTGATAATCATATTCGGTAGAAAAGTGCAAAAAGACAGAATGATAAATTTTAAATATAGCGAATGGACTTAGGTTCATTACATTACATGAATTGGGCAGTAAAGAGAATTTCTTGTTTCAAAAGCACCATTGGCTTGGATTTCAAGAACTGGAGTAGTAACAACATGCTTAGTATTAGTAACGTTCTCAGTATCTGGATGATCTACTGGAACCACAATGGCGCAATAACCTTGATGTAACAAGAGTGTTTGTTTTGGATCAAACCTAACTATTTTCTTCACAGTGGTAGAACTCCGATTCTAGGTAAGAAACGTAAATCTCTAGCTTCTGTTTCTATTTTACTTTTAATAGTAGTATTCAACAAGCTTGCTGCTACTTCGACCTCCATACCAGATTTGTTGCAATAATCGATAATTGCATCCATGTGTGTAATAGAAAGAGATTGTGCTCTTTCTTCAATCATAATTGAAAAATTATCTTTCTCTTCGCGTGTTGGCATTTCTATTCCTTATCTATAGTACTCATACGTTCTTCTTATTTGGTGGACGATCCAAACCACCACGACGAGCAATATATCCGGCTGCTAGCTTGTCCTGTTCTTCTTTAAGCTTGCGCTCTATAACTCTGCGGTTTATACACTTATCACACATGCATTCTTTCTTGTGATCACTGAACATTCTATGCTCCGAATACTTGATTCAATTGACGATTAACTTTTATGAATTCTGGATTGATTGATATTTTTGAAAGATCTTTAACACCCATATACGCACAAGTGCTACGGAGACCACCTAGATATTCTTTAATAGTATTCGATACTGGTCCTTTATAAGGAATCAATACCTCTTTACCTTCGCTGGCTCGATATTCTGCTACACCGCCGTTATGTTTGTCTTGCGCTGGCTTTGAAGCCATTCCGTAAAACCTACGAAATTCTGGACCACCAAGTTTCATAGATGTACCAGCAACTTCTCCACCACCCTCGTCGTGACCGGCAAATACCCCACCAAGCATCACGTAATCGGCTCCTGCGGCTAATGCTTTGGCTACATCACCAGGACAAGTAATACCACCATCGGCAATAATTTTAATGTCAGCTTCATAATTGTGTGCTTGATCAGCACATTCAATCACTGCGCTAAATTGAGGATAACCAATGCCTGTTAACCTACGAGTCGTACAAACAGATCCTGGTCCGATACCTACCTTAATAATATCGGCTCCAGCGTTGGCTAAGCTAGCAACCCCTTCTCGTGTAACCACATTACCAGCAATAATTATGCCGGTGTAATTCTCTCGAAGTTTTCTAACAAAATCGTGAGTAGATTTCGTGTATGCATTGGCCACATCGACACATACCGCGAATGGCCACTGAAAAGAAGATTGACGAAACATTTCAGTAAATAAACTAAATTTATCCCAATCATTGGTTCCCATTGAATAAATGGTATACGGAGCAACGGTAGGATTGTTGCAATAAAAATCCACCAACTCATCGACACTGTAATGTTTATGAAGTGCAGTCAAAGTATCGTATTTGGATAACTGAATAGCCATCTCAAATGTCCCAACACCATCCATGTTTGCGGCAATGATAGGAACAAAACCATCATCATTGAATAAATTAACCTCACTCCTAGATTGTGGTGCATCTTTTACACCACATTTAGGTAATAACATGACATCAGAATAATCCAGCTTTACATCCGAGTGTATTTTCATAGGGATTCCATCGCTTCTTTGATGAGAGAATATGGCACAGCATCAGCTATGGTGATGTCTGCTTCTGTTTCGATCCAAAGTTTGGCACCGCACGGAAGCGGCTTTTCTGGACGATATACGAGCCTACTAGGCCCATTGATCAAGACTTCTTTACAGTAAGTTGTCTTTGACCCTTCCTGAACTCGACAAACCGGTAGATTGTTCCCGTGCTTCTTGTTGTGTCGAATCACGTTCACGTTTACGTGGATTATTTTTGTCAAAAGCGAACTCCAAATATTCCATTCGAATCTTAAAACAAGTTTGACAAACAGGACACTTACAAAGTGGTGCTGTCAGTCCATCTCCTTTCAGCTTCTTGTGAAGCTTCTTACAGTCTTCAGTGTGGATCTGACCGTAAGAAGGCAACACAAGATAGCCTAAAGTGTCACATTCTGGACACTTCATTGTCGATAAAACAAATGCTGTCCAATGGTTGCCACCAAATTCTCCGGATCTGCCCAGTTTGGTGCTTTGATGTAAGCAGCATGATAGAGAGTAGCGTCAGCCACATCACCATTACGTTCATGCTTGAAATACACATCACGAGCCATTCTGATCACTTTCTGATAAAGACTCGGATGAATCCCAGTCCTAGGCTTACAAGTCCACGAAAACATACAGACTATTTTATCAGAATCTTTTTTAATATGTCGTTCATAAACGACTCCACAAACAGTTTTTGGATAATCTTTATCCGCAACTCGGTTCATGGTTACAGTGGCGACCGCTAATTGGCCTTCCTCAGGTTCAAATGCGGCCTCATGATAAATGTTGTCAGCAAGACAGGTGACTTCATTTTGAGTGAAGTTCAATCGTGCTTTCTTAATAGCATCCTTCTTGGCTTGTTCGGCTTTCTTCTTTTCAATCTCAGCAACCTCGTCTTGCTGAGCAAGAAGCTTGTCCTGGTAGGACTTGGCCTTACCAATCAACTCTTCGACAGTTGCACGATGCACATCACGCTCAACCAACAATTGGTTCTTAAGCTCCTGTGTCCGTACAACGTAGGTAATGGTCACCGTAATAGCAATAAAAGTCATGAGCCAGAAGCACATGGTTTCTTTCGATGCCTTAATAAGGTTAATCATTGTCACTCCTTCAAATTGAAATGGAGTGACGATGCTACCTTAAGAATTAGCTCAGGTCAAATCTTCGTGACTTTCCTCATATTTTATGCGTGCAATAATATACTTCTTTACGAGTAACGATCTTACAATATCTGTGATATCCATCTCAACAAAGCCAAATAAGTCAATCATCTCAAGAATTCTTTTAAACTTAATATAGCCACTCGTATCATTGCGTTTCTTATTAAGGTCTGTCTGGTAATAGTCACCCAAGAATAGAACTTTAGAGCCATCACCGACACGGCTTATGACAGTATTAAGCTCTTCAAATTGCATGTTTTGGAGTTCATCCACGATAATGATGGAATCCTTGAAGCTCATACCGCGTAGGAAGCTCGTGGTGACGAATTCGATGCTACCCTCTTCCTTGAGGATGTCATAGGCGTCAGGGCGGTTAAAAAGCTCTGTAAAGATGCCCATGTAAGGGATCTCATAGATAGCTGCTTTCTCTTCGGCAGTACCTGGCAGGAATCCGACTTCTCTGGCCGGAACTGTTGACCTAAGGATAATAATGCGCTTGTATTGAGTGTCTTCCTTCATTAATTCTTGAAGGGCTAGATAGATGCTCAAAAAGCTTTTACCAGTACCTGGACAACCATGGACAAAAAGATTCAAACCGGTTTGATATGTTTGAAACAGCTTCTTTTGGTTTGCTGTTAGCGGTTCAATCTCTCTAAGTCTGAGATTGTTGCGCACGAAAACACTCTGCCCTTTCTTTTTAGCCATGTTGACCCTCTGTTTTTGTTATTAGGAAAGTTCATTAGTTCAATGTCCTTTTTCTAGACACATCACTAGGTTGAATTTCAATTTCTTCATCATCTAAATCGACTTCTAATGTCCCGACATCTTCGTCGTGTGAACCGTAAAGTCCAACGAATGCTTCGGGATCGAATTCACCGGTTTCGAGATTGAAACCTGTAAAGATGACAGAGTAGGGTTCTAATTTGGCTATACATTCTTCACACAAAAGTTCTTCACAAAAGCCTTTGAAGCCATCACCCATGAGTAGAGTGATGCCGTCCGGGCCAGTGTGAACTGCGCAAAGATTTTTTGGGTCGCGTGGGTCTTCGAGAACGATGGCTTTGGAGCGGTTTTCTTCAGGCATCCAACCCATCACTTGTGAGAGAGCTAATGAAAGAATAAGAGTCAGGTCTTCGTGAGTCATACCTTCTTCAACTTTATTCTTCGCCACTAGCTTCTCCTATTTGAAAAACAGTGGTGGGTTATTCTGTTTCCAAGAAACCCACCGAAACTCAGAGCAGAATTACGCAGCTAGTGCGAAGTCCTGTTCAAACATGTCATCATTAGATGCATTTATAGTTTTACACTTTCACGGTTGTTGTAGACCGGATTGCATTTGGGTTATTCCTCACAGAGTCGATACCACTTCAGGCCCATCAAAAGTACACGCCAATTTTTATTATCAAGAAACGACCAGGTGATCAACCCTGGCTCATGTACTTTTGGTGGACCTGGGCAGGAGTCGAACCCGCCGTGTTCCGTGCATTTAATCAAATGTTTACAATCATTCAAACTTATTTATCTGCAACAGTCTTAAACTTCAATTTCTTGTATGAAAGCAGTCTTTTTCTCTTGTCTGCTCGACAAGGTGATGTAGAGAAGGCTGTAAGAACATTCCCTATGTCTGGTTCAAAGAAGCAATAGGTTTTTAGTCCTACATCCTTACAATCCTTAATAGCAATTGCCATTTCTTCGTCGTTGGCAACACCAATCACAGCAAAATATAATCCATCAAAAAAATCTGTAGCATCTCCTATGCGTCCGCGACTATAACCCATCTTTGCAGCAGCATGTGCGGCTTGAACAAGTTGATACTCCGGACTAATGTCTTGACGAACAAAAGTATACACATAATGTCTATTCAAATATTCAGACGTTTTAGTGAATGAATATTTTGTTTGAAGTGCCTTTATAATAGCATGATATTTCTCTAATTCTTCATTATTAGAAAAAATATTATCAGGATCACTTGCAAGGATACTAAAACCACAACCAAACAAAGTCCAATAAATGGTATCAAATGGCTCACGGCCATTGTCTAGTTTGGATTTACGAGTAATTGGGGTAAAAGCACGCTTCAAATAGACATCAGCTAGTGATTCTAATGAGATACGGTGCCAGGTAGGGTCATGGTCCCTAATAGCCTTAAGAATGGCATATTGAACCATGTGGTAACGGTCGAGTTGCTTGGTACGAGCAAGTGTTTTGTAGATTGTTCTAAAGTCTTTCATATGAGTCTCCTAAATGTAATTGAATGATATTAAAAATCAGACAATTACACAAGGTGGTCCTCGTGCATAATGTAGGTTCTACGTGTCAGGAATCTTCTAGATCTCTGCCTTCCATTTTTTTTCGGATGGCATTCCATTAGTAGCCATTATACATTTGCCTTTGCAACTACGGCTTCGATCTTAGCTTCTACTGCCTTGACTTCGGTCTTAACTTCACTAACAACATTAGCGACAGCGGCTTCAACCTTCTTGGCTTCAGTCTTAACTTCGGCAACAACAGTATTTGCAACTGTTTCTACCTTAGCAACTTCAGTCTTGACAAGAGTGTAAATAGCACGACCAGCTTCATCAACCTTACCAGTGAATTCAGCTTCTTTTGGAAGATACCATTCTTCAATTTGAACTACGGCATCGCGTAGGCTGGTATCTAGAGATTTTACAAGTGTTACTAATGACATTTTTACTTCCTTAATTTGGTTCCCGTGACAGGAATCGAACCCGCGACGCATCGTTTTAGAGACGACCGCTCTTAGCCACTGAGCTACACGGGAGAATACTTTATTTAGCTTCTTTCTTTGGTTGATTTGCAAGAGCCACGTAATCATCATCGATGAATCCTGAATTGCTAAACCACTGGGCCACAGTCTTACCTTTATGGTGAGCGACAACCGTATTGTTATCATTGTCTGTGGTAACCAATACACCGTGATTGTCGGCAAGTTTACGAACTATTACGATAAATTCTTTAAGATTTGTATATGTACTCATTTTAATTTCCTATCCTCTCTATCTTTAATAACATACTCTAATTTTTGAAATGCTTGTTCTTGAACAATGGCAGCTAACAATGTACTTTGATCGACTAATGCTGTATGCCAGACCTGTACGCCACCACCAACTTCATCACTAAAATATTCACGACCTTGGTCGCCAGTTATCCAATATAAAGTGCAACCATTCGGCAATCTTATTTCACCAGTTTCAGGGGGCGGTGCAAACGTATCGCCAACTTTTTGATACAAATCTTTAATCATTTCTTTTTCTCCAAAAGTTTGTTTGCTTTCCTTTCAGCTATTAATTGTTCTTGAAACTTCACAGGATTTTCAATGAATGCTTCAAGCCTAAGCTGACCCTTAAACGATGACTCAATAAAAACCATAGGCTGAGGATTATCCTCAATCGCCATAATAATTACAGACTGCGCTGGCATCTCACCGTACAACTCTGCATACATTCTCGAATAGATTGAGCATTGAAGCCAATACGTTGTAATCCATTCTTCTAACTTGTCTTTACCGCTCGTTTTCAAATCGATTGTAGACAGCACATTATCGTAATTACCTATGATGTCAGGTGTCCCTGCCAGTTTCAGACTATCAGAATAAAGACTCTTTTCGAGCAATCTGACTTCAGTAATCTTGTCTAACTTGGGTTTTATTTTTAAGAACAATCCTTTGTCCCACGGATCAGAATTCAATGAACTACGATAATTTCTTTCATCATTCATTAAATAATGATAGACAGTATTGTGTAATCTTTGTCCTCGATCAGTAGCTCTCAATGATTCACTAGCGGCTTTCTTCTCTCCTATTCTTTTTTTCCATTTATCTAAAAAACTCTTATCCCAATTGTCGGAAATAAATTTAGTGACAGACTGATACGAATCACCATTTGGTGTAGTGTATCTGCGGCTACCAGTAGACTCATCAACAGTTACAACAGGAGCAATAACAAAGTTATGTTTGAACATTATACGTATTTCGTTCTCATTGTAAAAATCTTACCGGTAGGTGCAGTCATCGGTTGAATATCACATGGTTCTAATTTAATCAAACTAGGACCATTAGTTCGCACATATCCCAATCCTATTAAGAATTGTTCCCACTCTATTTTATTGAGTCCAACCATTGATGGACTATAAAAATGAATCAATTCCATTAGCGGATCTTCATCGTCCCACCACGCTTACCGGTAGACTTCACAACCCTTGGCTTCTGAACCTGAACACGCTTCAAACCAGCAATAGTGATCGGTGCTGCTCTCTTGGCCTTGACCATGTTGCGAGCCTTATTGAACTGTTTGATCGTAGTCATTATGAGTTAACCTTGTTCCTAACTTTTTTGATCGCTTCTTTACGAGCACTAACTGCTTTCTCGCGATGTTTCTTAACAACTTCCTTAGTCTTAATCTCTTTGATCGTTTTATTCTTCCTATAACGCTCAGCAAGAGGCGATATAGGATGAGCCTCACCGATCTTAGCTAAGACTTCTTTGAAGCCGTCAGGCTGCTTAGTTTCGAGACCATAACCACCACCATAAGTGCGACCCTCAAAAGTCACAGCAGGGGCAGTGCCAATGTAGCGTTCAAGTTCAGGATTGTTGTTAACAAAACCATCGTACTCTGACATCTTCATGTTGACTTCTACGATTGTTCCAACTGGAAACTTTTCGGTCAATTCAGGATCAGGAAGTGGAGCAATTACCTTAAATTCGTAAATCATGATTCAAAATTTCTCCAAGGTGCTGTTTCTATTTGGCCACCTTCAACTAGCATGTTAAATTCTGATCTTTGCTTTTCTGTAAGCAAATCCAGAAAAAAGTTATCATTCATGAACTGGTAGGCTTCAATCTTATCTTCGAATGTACCACCCAGTTCATTATTGATGATTTGTTGTGCAAGTCGCTGTAAAAGAGCCATGATTAATCTGCTGAATGGCCTGAAAAAGATTCCACTCCAAGAGAATCTAACGTATCAGCCATTTCTCGTTCACCGATACTTACCGGAGCAGCACCATCTTCCAAAGGAATCAAAGTAGCTGAATTTTTGCTCACACTCTTTGCCTTAGCAATTGCGGCAGCAGAATTCTTGCGATGTTCAGAAATATTAACCTGGCTAGAATCCACCATCTGATAAGAAACAACCTTACGTCCTTCACGGATCGCAGTGATTTCAGCCTTGGCTTTCTTCAAACCGTGAATATAGACAGGAACAGAAGGAATTTTAACTTTCAACTCTTCTGCAATTTTGGTGACCGAAACCGGTTCACCACTCTTCAAAACTTCAAACAACTTATACGTCTGCGTAGAATTACTCATAGTCACTCCTTAATTTAAATTGAATCTGGTTTACCGTTGTTCACCAGTAATTGACAAATATCATACGCACAGTCGGCAACAGGGTCGTGCTTATGTACAGTATCTTGATCCATCCACGGAACAGGAGCGTAACCATGAACGCAACCTTCTACCGTAAGATCTAGCGCGGTTCTAACATCGCGCCAATTGGAATAATGTGTGAATACTGGATGATCAGCTGATCTACACAGACTCTCAAATACAACTTGATCCAAACCACCACGTTGCCAAAACATGACCTGAAAATTCTTTTTCATGTCCATGCTACAACCACTGAGTGTGCGGATTTTTTCTAATCCTTCCAATAAAGGAAGATCATCAGGCTTTGGTGTAAGACTGACATCACGTACTAATTTAGAACGC